GGCGCAGGGCCTTGCTGATGGCCCGCATCGCACGGACGTCCTGAGCGCAGTAGTCGGTTAGGTCGGCCAGGTCTTGGGGCGTGTGCTTGAACGGCGGGATGCAGCACTTGCGCACCAGCGCAGCGCCCTTGTGATCCTTGCGCATACTGGCGCCGGCAAACCGACCGACGTCCTCCAGCGAGCCAGGCGCGCAGTTGGCACGGGCCTGCGCTGCGGTGCAGTAGAACTGCTCCAGCTTGGGCACGGGCGCGCCGTGGTCCGGCCCCAGCACATACGTCCAGATCAGCCGCTCAAAGGCTGCGTTGTGGGCGCGGATCTGTACACCAGAAAGAATTGCCGTCAAAACTTTCTGTGGAAACGGCTGGTCTGGTGTCCAGACCTGCACCTCATCATCGTCATGCGCATACGCCATGCACAGCACTTCTGTGCTGGCGTCCTGCGCGTAGTTGTAAGCCCCTGCCACCGTGAGGTCGCAGGCGCTGCGGGTTTCGAAGTCAATCCAGATCATTGCATGTAGGCCCGGATGACGGCTTCCGCGACTTGCGGGACGATGGCATTGCCGTAGGCGCGCAGGCGTCCCACTCGGGCGGTAGCCCCATGAGCCAGCGGGAATGTGCCGGGTTCAACTGGCCTCCACTTTCCATCCCGGCAGTGGAGCCAGTCAGCATCTCGCCAGTGGCCGTTAGTCGGGCCGGCTGCGGGTTGCTGCGCAACATCTCGGCCATCGTCGCAACTGTTGCGCCGCGCCCCTGCCCCTTCCAACTGCTGCCGTTCTCCGCTATCTCGTCGAAGTTCGTTTGCGGCCTTTCGCTGGCTCTCGGCGTCGGCCAGCCCGTCAGCCATGCCGTGCGGCCCAGCAGCGCATTCGTCGGCACGTTGTCGCACTGCGAACCGTCCTTCCAATCGCGCGTCGTCGGCGTCGGCCGCCCAGTAGAGCCGCTGTCGGATGTGGGGGGCGCCGACGCCCGCAGCGCAGATATCGACCGCTGCGCTGGCGTAATCCGCGCCTTCCAAGTCAGCTTGTACAAGGTCGAGCCACTCAAGGCCGTCGCGGCTTGCAACCTGCTCGCCAAAGACAACTGGAGGGCGGCGCTGCGCGATGAGACGGAACAGGTGCGGCCAGAGGTGGCGCTCGTCACTGAAACCGTCTCGCTTGCCTGCGGCGCTGAAAGGCTGGCAAGGGCAGGAGCCTGTCCAGACAGGCCGGTCGTCGGGCCATCCGGCGCGGCGCAGGGCGAGGCTCCAGACGCCGATACCGGCGAAGAAATGACACTGCGTGAAATCTGCGAGGTCCGCAGAATCCACGTCGCAAATAGACCGCTCATCAACCACCCCCGACGCGATGTGACCCGCTGCAATCAGATTGCGCAGCCACTGCGCCGCATAGGGGTCGATCTCGTTGTAATAGACCATAGCAAAAAGCCGGAGCCTTTCGGCCCCGGCCCCCTCTCTTGGTTAGGCCGCGCGACGACGACGGCCAGTAGGTGCCGGCTCGGCGGCGGGCGCCTCGGCAGGCGTCTCGGCTTTGTCAGCCGCGCCGTCCATGCCGACCCAGTGCTGCACCTTGAACTCGGGCGTGTAGACGCGCCCGTAGCTCTTGTGCTGGTAGTGATCCTTGCCGAGCACGATCACAGGCACCGGCTTGGTCTGGTCCTTCTCCACTTGCGTGGCGATCTCGACCGCCAGCGTCTGCACTGCGCGCTTGCCGCCGACAGAAGTCACGGTATACCGCGCCTCCATGCCGGCGTCTTCGCCGCTGATGCACTTCAAAGAGAACCCGACCTGAGCCTCCCATCCCCGCTTGGCGCCGGGGGGCGCCACGTCGAGTTCGGGCAGCGGCTGGGTGATGCCGACCATCTTCTCACCCAGCACCTCCCCTTCCCCCCAGGCGATGAAGCCGTGGACAAAACTGAAGGGATTGACGGCCCACAGGGAGCCGTCTTCCACCTCGGTCTGATCCGCGCCAAACACCCAATGGCCCGTCTTGTCCATCTTCACGATGACGGTGGCCGAGGCCACGTCAGGTGCGATGGCGCGAAGAGCCGTGGACAGGGAAGAAACTGCCGGCAGGCCGGCTTGAGAGAACGCAACGATATTGGACACGATTGAACCTTTCACTTCAGTTTAGAAAGAGCAGCAACGAGTTGCTGCCCGATAAGCACCGCCGCGGGCCGGGGATCGCTCTCCGGTGCGAGGGTGTTGCCAGACGAGATGCTCACCACTTGGTTTGTGGGGAACTCCACGCCGTGCTCCTTGCAGACCTTCTCCATCTGAGCAGGACTGCGCAATTTGATCTCTTGGTAGACCGTGGGGTCGATGCCGGCGTTCAGCCACAGGACGTGCATCCCCTTCTCATCCGCCCACTGCCGGGTCGCCCGCTTGGGCACCAGTTTATAACCCGGCACGGGCATGCCCTTCTCCAGCCGCGCCTGCGCCAGCTTGCGGGCGTCAGCGATGAAGTCCTCCAGCCGCTCGGCCAGCGCCAGCGCCTGGCCCAGCGCCTCGGGGTCCACCGTGGCCAGCGCCGTGTGCGTGACGCGATCAACCGCGCCACTGACTTGCGGGCAGATCGGCTTGGCGGTACACCATCGGCAGTGGTCACCGATGACGACGGGCGCGTCGGGTCGCTTGGCGGCTTGCACGGCCACGACCAGTTCGCGTTCGAACTCATGCACGCGCTTGAACGTCGTCACCCAGCGGCGCACATGGGGCGGCTGCACGATGACGATTTCGATCTCTTCGGCGCCGTCAAACGCCCACTGCACCTTGCTGGTCTTCATGGCTGCGGCGGCGTAGAACAGCCCCTGCTCGCTTTCCTCGGCCTCAACCATCACGCCGTCGCCGAACTTCCAGTCCAGCACGACAGCGCGGTCGTTGATGCGCCCGATCAGGTCAGCGTTGCCGAACACGCCTTCCAGCGCCTTGACACCCTCAAACTCGACCTCGACCTCTTGGACAAACTGCATGCGCTGCTCGGGGTCGATCTGGTCGAGCACGTCGATGCAGAACTGCAGCTTCTCGGCCTGCTCGGGCGACAGGTTGTGCTTGGCGATCACGTCGCCCATCTCGCCATCGGCCAGCAGGTCTTCCATGCAGCCGTGCAGCATGGTGCCCTCCTCGGCGTACTTGGACGACGCCTGCGGCGGCATCTTGGCGACCAGCGCCACACTGCCCGGGCAGTTGATGACGCGCTTGGCGGTTGACCCGCCGACTACTTTACTGTGCTGCATGTGAACTCCAGTGAACTGATGAGGCTTGCAGTGTAGCCGACAAAAAAGACTTGCACAAGACTTTTTGCCGCTGTAAAGTTACGGACATGGCCCAACACAAAATTTCGGAGAAGCCGATGCTTGAGAAAGATGTCGAACGCAGGCTGGTCAAGGGCGTAGAAGCCCTCGGCGGCAAGGCGTACAAGTTCGTATCGCCCGCTCACCGTGGTGTGGCCGACCGTCTGGTCGTGCTGCCTGGTGGGCGTGTGTGGTTCGTCGAGGTCAAGACCAAGTCGGGCTATTTGTCCCCGCTGCAACAGGTTTTCCGCGACGACATGAGTTTGATGGGATGCAACTACTGCTGCCTGTACGGCGCCGCAGACGTGGATCACTTCTTGGATTGGGTGGTGACGGTATGCAATTAAGGCCATACCAAGAGGAAGCCGCCGACTTCCTGTACGAACACGACCGGGCGATGATCCTCGCGCCGGTCGGCGCGGGCAAGACAGCCATTACGCTGACGGCCATGCGCGATCTGGTGGCTGCCGAAGGCATCCGCTTCCTTGTTGTCGCGCCGTTGCGGGTGGTCACCTCGGTCTGGCCTGTGGAGGCCACCAAGTGGGCGCCAGACCTTGATGTGCGCGCGGCGGTCGGCACACCAAACCAGCGCTTCGCTGCGCTGTACTCCGACGCTGATGTGGTGGTCATCAACTACGACAACCTGCAGTGGCTGGCCGAGCATGATGTGCAGTTCGACGCGGTGGTGTTCGATGAACTGACGCGGCTGAAGAACCCTAGCGGCAAACGCTTCAAGGCGTTTGAGAAGGTCATCAAGGGCATCCCCATCCGCTGGGGCTTGACCGGCTCGTTCACCAGCAACGGGCTGGAGGATGTGTTCGGGCAGTGCAAGGTGATCGACCAGAGCCTGCTGGGCCGCAGCAAAGGCGCGTTCATGCAGCAGTACTTCTACCAGAACAACCGCGGCACGCACACCGAGTGGGAGCCTCGGCCCGGCTCGCTGCCCGCCGTGATGCAACGCATCAAGCCGGCCACCTATGTGTTGGAGCCTGGCGAGTACAAGGACAAGCTGCCCCCGCTGCACACGGTGGAAATGCCCTGCAGCATGGCGATGGACGACTACAACACCATGAAGAAAGACTTCGTGCTGCAGTTCGGCAACGAGACGACCATCGCGCAGAACGCTGCGGTGGTCACGCAGAAACTGCAGCAGATGTCTAGCGGGTTTCTGTACACCGACTTTGGGCCGCGCTGGCTGTCGCCGCACAAGTTCGACGCGCTGGACGACATCCTGTCAGAGAACCAGCACGCCAACACCATCGTCGTCTACAACTACGTCGAGGAACTGAACGAGTTGCGCAGGCGTTACCCCACGCTGGCGGCGATGGATGAGAAGTGGGACGTCATCAAGGGCTGGAACGCTGGCCAAGTGCGGCTGCTGGCTATCCACCCCAAGAGCGCCGGCCACGGGTTGAACCTGCAGCACGGCGGCTGTCACATGATCTGGCTGTCGCTGCCGTGGTCGCTGGAGTTGTACGAGCAGACCATCGGGCGGCTGCACCGCAGCGGCCAGGCGCGTGACGTGTGGAACTAC